CCAACGCCTGCTGCATCAGTTCTCTGTCAGTCATGGCTCATCCCCCGTCATCAGCGCCACCCACAGCACAATCAGCATAGCCAGCACCGCAACGCCAGCCCCAAATAGAAACATCGCGGCAAACATATAGCTCATAGCAGGCTCTTGATCCGGCTGATCTCCCAGCCTGTCTTGTCGTGCAACTGCAGGATTCTGTGCGGGCTCATGCCAACATGGCCATTGCGCAACGTACTGACAAACTTCTGCGACCAGCCAATCTTCTTGGCAACATGCGCATCATTCCTCGCTGGCAGCTCTTTAATCAGCGTGTCCAGCAGCTTATTGGGTGTCCGTGGTTTTTCCACTTTTATATCTCCTTAACATCTCGTTGCGCAGCCTTACTCGCTCCTCATAGCCCCGCTGCTGCTCCACAAGGCCTAAGTACTCCAGCTTCGTTATCTTTGGTTTCCTTGCCTTGTCCGGCAGCTTTAACGCCCACCGAGCCTCACAATCGTGCCTGTAGGCCTCGCTGTGAGTGCAGACCTGGTTACCATCCACCAGCACCGTGCGTGGCCTCCAGTGGGCTCTGTCGCAGTGCTGGCAGTACTCATAGTCTGCGGCCACCATGCCTGCGTGCGTACCGCTTGGCCTGCCTGATGGCAGCCATGATGCCCAGGCCGCTGTGTCGCCACATCCGAAACACTCTCCAGAATCTGATCATTTCACCCGCCGTACCTTGTTTTGTTTCGCAGCCTTGGCCTGCTCACGCTGGATGCGCTTGAACTTGGCAGCTAAGTCCATCGCCGTGCCAGCAGGCTGGTACTTAAAGTTTGGGTTCCAGACACTCGGTGTCGTGTCCTGCTTTTGCTTCTTCTTTGGCGGCATCTCATCAGTCGCCAGCTTCAGGTTGCTCTGCATTGTTTCCTCCTGTTAATTGATCCCTCATCATCGGTATGAAATCATCGAGTAAAAGACAGACCCGCCAGGGCTGCCCGTTGCGCCTGTAGACTACCACCGGCACTTCGCTGGGATTGGCGCAGGCCTCGACCTGTTGCGACCACGCATCGATCTGCAACCGCTCCTGGCGCTTTACCTCGAGCCGAAAATGCTCAATGGTGATGTCGTCGGCACCATCCCTGGCCTGCCCCAAGTTCCGCTTGACCACGCGCCCGAGCTGGTCTGCCAGGATGCCTGCCAGCTCTCGCTCACCGGCAGCGCCCTTGTTCCGTTTGCCGCGACCGTTCACCGAGCCCCCAACAGTTTGTTGAGCCTGTCCTGGGTAGTCTCATACCGCTTGCCGTAGGCTTCCAAAATGAGCTCCTCAAGAATCGATACCCGTGTCCTGCGCTGCTCGGCTGCAGCCTGGTCAAGCAATTGCCTGACCTCTGGCCGCATACGCATAAGAAACATCTTGCCCTCTTTCATACTACCTCCCTGTATATCGCCCAAATATAAAGCCAGCACCGTAACACCGTCAACGGTTGCCAATTTGATAGCGCCACAAATTATTTTGCTTTGGGGTGTTGACATATCGCCGCGATATATGAGAGTCTCTGTCTACGGTCAACGAAGACCGCAACCTCACCGAGATACAGGGAGATTGAAATGCAAGTCATCATTACCCAAGCAAGCACAGTTGAATGCGGCAAGTACATCGAAGCCGACTGCGGCAAAACTTCCGCTCATATTTACATTAGCGAATTTGGCTACATCAATGTGTGCTGCAAGAATGCATCACACAAAGCATGGAAAGCCAATGGCCGCTACTTCCGCAGCTTTGATGAAGCCTTAGCTGGCTACAAGTCTGCCGAAATGAAGGCAATTATTAACGCTGCGCAGGAGGTTTAATCATGACCTCCTACGTCGCCTACTTCCGAGTTTCCACCGAGCGCCAGGGTCAATCAGGCCTTGGCCTCGAAGCCCAGCAGGCTGCCGTCAAAGCCTACGCTGATGGCATCATTCACTCATTCACCGAGATCGAATCAGGCAAGCACGATGACCGGCCACAGTTGGCCGCTGCCATCGCTATGTGCAAAGCCACCGGCAGCGCACTGCTGATCGCCAAGATCGACCGCCTTTCCCGCCAAGCAGCTTTCTTGCTGACCCTGCGCGACTCTGGTGTGCAGATTGTGGCAGCCGATATGCCGCACGCTGGCACCCTTGAGTTTGGTATCCGCGCTGTGGTCGCACAGCATGAACGCGAAGAAATCAGCCGCCGCACCAAGGCAGCACTGCAGGCCGCCAAGGCCCGTGGTGTTCGCCTGGGCAACCCCAACCTGCACCAGGCAGCAATCGCAGGTGCAGCTGCTGGCCGTGCCAATGCCGACGCATTCGCAGCCAAGGTAATGCCCATCATCGCTGACATCCAGCGCTCTGGTGCCACCAGCCTGCGTGCCATCGCAGCAGCTCTGTCAGCCCGTGGCGTACAGACAGCCCGCGGCAATACAAAGTGGCTGCCAGCCCAAGTCTCCAACCTGATCCAGCGAGGTGCAGCATGAGCGACGATTTCTTTAATGGGTTTTTGTTGGGCATGGCCGTGATTTTTGCCCTGTTCTTTGTGGCAGGGGTCATATGATTACCGGCCAGATCCTGCGTGACGCGCAGCTAGCGCTCTTTGAGCAGCGCGACGCTGACTTCCTCGACCACTGCCGCCAGGTCGCCACCGACATTGCCAAGAGCCAAGGCAGCGTGTCGATCAATGATGTCCGAGCTGCCATCAACCTGCCTGCAGAGCTGCACCCATCAGTGCTGGGCGCTGTTTTCAGAGGTAAAAAATTCACAGCAATTGGCTTTACCGAAGCCACCCACAAGGCCGCCCACGCTCGAGTGGTGCGGATCTACAAACTCACCGAGGAGAAATAATCATGGCCGGAAAGAAAACACCTGACTACATGATGAGCGCCAGCCGCCTGCCTGCGCTGCTGGGCCTGTCCAAATACCAGACACCGAACGATGAGCTGCAGTTCAGCATCAACGCATCCAAGGGTGTGCCACGCGAAGACAAACAGAACGAAGCAATGGCCTGGGGCGACCGGCTCGAGAGCCTGATCCTGCGGGAAACTGCCAAGCGCCTAGAGTTGTTTGAGCTGTCCACCGAGTTCGACTCAGCCTTCTATCACGACACCCTGCCGCTGGCCTGCAGCCTGGATGGTTACGCGCATGGCCGTGGCCAGAAGATCCGCACCGACACCGACGCAGGCATCATTGTGGTCGGCCAGGATGAGATCATGCTCGACGGGTTTGGCGTACTCGAAGCCAAGCTAACCGCCGTGGCACCCGAGGAGATCCCAGCCCTGTACCGTGGGCCGGTGCAGTTGCAGGCACAGATGGACATCATGCAGGCCAAGTGGGGAGCGCTGGCCGTGCTGTATCAAGGCACCACGCTGCGCATCTTCCTCTTTGAGCCACACCAGCAGACCCTGTACACCATTAAGACAGCGGTGCTGGAGTTCCAGAACAAGCTCGAGAAGTACAAGGCCACAGGCGAGATCGACTTCTACCCGCCTGCGAACCCCAAGGATGCCGACCGTATGTACCCAGCAGCCGACGAAAACGTGGTGGTCAATCTGCCTGGTCGAGCCGAGCAATTGGTCGATCAGATCGTCACCGCCAACGCCGACATCAAGGCAGCCGAAGGCCGTCGCAGCGAAGCCGAGACTGAGCTGAAAGCCATGATGGGCCAGGCCGCCAAAGCCAGCATCGGGCGCTTTGAGATCCGCTGGCCAATGCGCAGTTACAAAGCCACGCCTGAGAAGGTTGTGCCTGCGAAAGAAGCCTACAGCATCAGGCAGTCAACGCTGTCCATCAAGGAGGTAGCCGCATGATCTGGCGCGACCCAACCAAACTTGAAGAAGCACACGCACGCGCTGTTGTTTCGCTGTTAAACACCATACCCAAATGCTCCGAAGAAGAAGCCGAGGAGATTGTCGAGAGCTTCACTGCGCTGATTTTGTACACACTGCAAGCCTTTTTACCAACACCAGGAGATGATGATGCAACTAACCACTAGACAAGGATTCGCACCCACCACCTTTACCGAAGCCAGGCAGTTTGCCGAAGAGCTGGCAGCGTCCAGCCTGGTGCCAAGGGCGTACACCGGCAAGCCACAAGATGTGCTGGTGGCCATGCAGTGGGGCGCTGAGATCGGCCTGGCACCCATGCAGGCATTACAAAACATCGCGGTCATCAATGGCAAGCCTAGCGTCTATGGTGATGCAGCAATGGCCTTGGTGCAGGCTTCGCCACACTGCGAAGACATCGAAGAATACTTCGAGAATGAGAACACACCCAACCCTGTGGCCGTTTGCGTGGCCAAGCGCCGTGGCCGCAAGCCGGTGGTCGCTAAGTTCTCAGTTGAGGATGCCAAAAGGGCAGGGTTATGGGGCAAGCAGGGGCCGTGGCAGGCGTATCCAAAGCGCATGATGCAGATGAGAGCAAGGGGCTTCGCTTTAAGGGATGCCTTTCCTGATGCGCTAAAAGGCCTGATCACCGTCGAAGAAGCGCAAGACTTTCCAGATGAAGCAAAGCCGCGGCAGCCGAAGGATGTCACGCCATTGCCTGCCAACCCGCTCGACATGATCCCGCCACCAGCACAGATCCCGACTGAGGATGAGTATGTGCCTGACCTGGATGAGATCAATGCTGAGTTGCAGAATGCGGCTGCCGAATCTGCAGAACCTGCTGCAGAACCTGCTGTGCCTGAAGGCCTGCTTTTGCTGGTGCCAGGGAAAGGTGAAGACAGTGAGCCGCGCATTCTGTCAGGCCACAACAGCCAGCAAGAATGGTCGGATGCCTATGAAGCACTAGCCGAGAAGACGCTGACTGCAGGCAAGGCACCGGAGCGCCAGCGTATGACAGCGCTGCGGCAGTTGAAGGATGTCAACAAGGACACCATCGACAAGCTCGACCTGGTGGCCAAGACCAAGCACACCGAGCAGTATCAGCGCAGGCTGAAGATCTTGGGTGCCACTATGAAAAGCGCCGAAAAAAATCCCAGCGCTTAACTGGGAAAACCTGCTAGCGCTTGGGTTTACGCAGGAGTGGCGCAGCGCTAGCGAGGAGAGTTTCTTATTGCTTCGTACTGCTTGAGACAGGTGTCGAGGGAGCTGGCAAGCCTGGCTGCGTCGGCGGCGTACCACGCAAGAAACTCTCCATTTCTCCGATCCAGTTCCGCTCCACTCGCTCCACTGCAAGATTTGGTGGAATCGGACACGGCACCTGCCGTGGTGGTGGTGCGCTCGGGGCGCTGGCGCAAGCTGTCAACCAGCTTGTTAGCACGACTATCAATATCTTTGATCCTCGCATTGGCATCCTCTCTTAGTTGATCAGCCTGGGCCTGTAGTGCCTGCTCCTTCTCACGGGCAGCCGCCTGTGCCGCAGCATACTCGAGCGCAAGTTTAGCCTTCTCCTGATCCCACTGCGCCTGTACCTCGGCCTTGCCGTGCGCCGTGCCTTTGACATAGCCACCAGCGCCAGCAAGGGCGACTGCGATAACGGCACCGGCAATGAAATAAGGATTCATTTAGGCGGCACCTTGGTGGCACCTTCCAATTTCTTATGCACCTTCACTTCGCGGCAGACTTCCTTCTTGGTCTTAGGATCTTCTCGGCAGACCTTCTTCACTTCGCCGCCAGCAAACGCAATAAGTGGAATAAACGCAATAAGTGCAATGAGTTTCTTCATGTCAAATCTCCGGTTGTGGTGCTGCGGGTGGTGCTGCCTTGCCATTGAATCCGCTAGTCACAGGCGCTGCAGGCTCGAGCTGTGGCTCCATGCGTACAGGTGCGTGGGTTGGAGCTGGTGCCTTTGGTGCGGGTGGCTGTGGGTCTTGCCAATCGCTAGCCTTGGATACGCCAGGTGGCGGGTCGATCAGCTTGGCCACGCCATCCTTGCCTTTGATGGCCAGCAGGGTAGCCAACGCGCCGAGGATGTATTTGCTCATGTCCGACAGCAGCATGAAGAATTGCTTATCAGCAGGAGCAATCGAGTTCATTGGCTGGGTGACGAAGACCACCGAGTACATGGCAAGGCTCGACATCATCAGCAGCACCATGCAGAAGGTGGTGCCGATAACCAGCTTGATGATTGAATCAATTTGATCTGGAGTCCACTTCACTTTTGTTCCTCCTGTTTGAAGTCTGCGGCAGGTACAAGTTGATCAGGGCAGGTGCCGGTCACAGCACAGGTAGGTCGCTGGCACTCAGGCTTTGACCAGTTCTTATTATCCTGGCAGGGATAACGGAACCTATCCTCACAGCCAGTTAGTAGCATCAGAATTAGTAGGTATCTCATCACACCCCCAGGACATGAAGCGCGTGTTTGTAATGTTTGATCCGGTCGTTAAGGCCTATGGTGCCGCCGTTGATTCGCTTGGTCAGCGTCAAGATGTCGCCAGCGTCAGCCCACTGGTTGAGCTTGTTCGTTTCCCAAAACCAGCAGGCAGACTGTGCCGCACCCTCGAAGGTAGCCAGGTAGTCAGGCACTTCGGTAATCTCTAGCGGCCTGCCGTCCACCTCTATGCTGTCGGCAAAAGCCTGGTAATTAGATCGACCGGTAAGCTGGATGAGGCCACGGCCACAATAGCGAAAGCCATCGCCACTAGACTCATCGCCATTGCCCATGCGGCCAGCATATATGCGGTTTGCAATAGCCTCTTGCCGGTTGGGTTTGCTGGCGTATTCTTTGGCAAGGTCATCAGTCGAAAAATATTTTGGGAATAGTCTGCGCAGGGTTTCCCACTTGTAGTTGAGATTCTCTTTTAGCGTGGTGAAGTTGCCAGACTCATGCGCACACTGCGCAACGAAGGCAGCAATCCGCTGCGGGGTGTTGATGTCGTAGTCAGGCAGCAGTTGCTCGAGCGCATTGTGCCAGTAGCTAACGTGCTTGTTGCCTGGGATCATCTGCCGGAGCTGGGCTTCTGTAATCATTGGCCATACATCCTTTCAATCAAAACATCGCGGCGCAGTTCCTTCATCTTGCGGATCTC